CAGGTAATTTAAAACTAACAACTAGCACTGCATCATCATCTAATACTACTGGAGATCTAGTGGTCGCAGGTGGTGCGGGTATCGGTGGTGCTGTCAATATTGGTGGTTTGTTAGATGTTGATAGCACTTTCCGTGCTAATAGCACTTCTCGCTTTGATGACACCATGGTGTTACAAGGTGCTTCTAAATCATTACAGTTTAAAAATGGATCTGGAACTGTTAAGACAGAGATTCATACAACTTCTGGTAATGCAGAATTTGGTGGTGTTGTAACAGTTGCAAGTAATTCAGACTTAAATGGAAACTTAAACGTAGCATCTCTTGTTCATTTTGAATCTACAGATGCACCTACAATTATATCTGGTGCTCCACATGCTATTGGTTCAGGTGATTATGGTTCATTCAGGTTTGATGGTGGTGGATATATTGAAGGTGATACAGTATTCAATAGTGATGTTTATATTAATGGTGATCTTAACCAGAAAGATAGTGCTACTGAACAATTCGGTAACAGAAACTATTTGAACGTTAGATATAAATTACGTTCTGGTTCTAGTGCTGCATATAACCCAAGTTATGCTACACACAATACATCCAACTTAAAGATCTTTGGTGGTGCAGGTATTGCTCAAAACTTACATGTTGGTGCTACAGGATCTGGTGAAGGTTTCTTCGTTGGTAAGAAAAACTCTGGAGACTCAGTTAAGTTTACAGTCTTAGGAGCATCAGGTAATACAACAATCGTTGGCACACTTAACGTTAATAATGATGTTGATTTCGATCAAGCATTAAACGTAGATGGTGCAGCAACATTCCAAGATAATGTAACTATCAATGCCGATAATAAAATGTTTATTATCGAGAATCAAGCAGGTGTTGATAAATTTACAGTCGATACAGATAATGGTAATACAACCATAGCAGGTACACTAGATGTCACAAGTAATGTCGGCATTGATGGAGATTTTGATATTGGTACTAGCAAGTTCACAGTTGCAGTCGCATCAGGTAATACAGTTATTGATGGCACACTCAACGTAGATGAAGATGCAACCTTTACATCCAATGTCACAATAAACGATGCCAATAAATTCTTCAAGATTCAAAATGGTTCTGCTGCTGACAAGTTCACAGTAGACACAGATAATGGTAATACAGTAATAGTAGGTGAACTCAATGTCAACGCAGCAGTTGATTTAGATTCAACTCTAAACGTTGATGCTGGTGCTACATTCCAAGATAATGTAACAATCAACGCTGACAATAAGATGTTCAAGATCCAGACAAATGGATCTGTTGATAAATTTACAGTTGATACTGACAATGGCAATACCAATATTCTTGGAACATTAACTGTTGGTGATGCAACTCAAATTAATAATACTCTTGGTGTTTCTAATGTTGTAACTATAACAAGAAACACTCAACAAACTCTAACTGGTTCTTATGCTGCCGATGGTGCATTTAAACTAACTGGTGGTGCAGCGATTGGTAAGAACCTTGCTATTGGTGAAGGACTAAGAGTCTATGGTGGCACTGAATTAACAGGTGCACTTGATCTTAATAGTAGTGCTGATATATCTGGTGCCTTAGTAACTCATGATGATGTTACTATCACTGCAGATAATAAAATGTTCAAGGTGCAGAATGCTTCTGCAGCAAACAAATTTACAGTAGATACTGATAATGGTAATACTGATATTCGTGGAACATTAGATGTTGGTGGAGATGTAACTGCTGAATCTAACTTCACTGTTACAGGAAATCTGACTGTAAATGGAACAACAACTACAGTTAATTCCACAGTCACAACTATCGATGATCCTATCATCACTGTTGGTGGTGACACAGCACCAGCATCTAACGATGGTAAAGATCGTGGTGTTGAATTTAGATATTATGATGGATCTGCTAAGGTTGGTTTCTTCGGTTTTGATAGATCATCCTCTGAATTTGCATTCTTAACAAGTGCAACTAATAATTCAGAAGTATTAGCAGGAACTGACGGTGCTCTAAGAGCAGGTTCAATTCATGTAACTGGTGCAGGTACATCTGTAGATATTGATAATAACTTAAACGTTGATGGAACTGCAACTGTAGATGGTCAGATTATTTCTAATCTTGCTACAGGAACTGCTCCTTTGTCTATTACTTCTACTACTAAGGTTGCAAATCTAAACGTAGACTTACTAGATGGTATGACAACTGCGACTGCAAATACTGCGTCTACAGTTGTTAATAGAGATTCTAATGGAGACTTTGCTGCTAATCAAATCACTGCTGCTAGTGCTGCAGGATCTGGTGCAGGTTTCTTAGGAAACGCATCTACTGCTGATGCATGGAAGACTGCTAGAACATTCACTATTGATGGTGTTGTATCTGGTTCTGTATCTGTAGATGGTAGTGCTGCTCCAACAATCACAACAACATATGTTGATGCTGACATTACTGCTTTAGCAGCGATGGCTGGCACAGGATACGTTGTAAGGACTGCTGCTAACACTTATGCACAAAGAACATTCTCTGCTACAGCATCCTCTGGTATTACACTAACAAACGCTGATGGTGTTTCTGGTAATACTGTAATCAACGTTGCTTCTGCATCTACTAACTCTGCTAACAACCTTGTAATCAGAGATGGATCTGGTAACTTTGCTGCTGGTACAATCACTGCTGCGTTGAGTGGTAACGTAACTGGAACTGTTTCAGACATATCAAACCATGATACTGGTAGTTTAACAGAAGGATCTAATCTATATTACACTGACGAAAGAGTTGACGATAGAGTCAATGCTCTAATTGTTGCTGGAACTGGTATTACTAAAGTCTATGACGATACTGCAGGAACATATACATTAACAGTAACTCAGGCAGACGTTAATACAGATACAATAACTGAAGGATCAAGCAATCTCTTTACTACTGCTGCAAGAACTAGAACTCACTTCACATATGGAACTGGTATTACACACAGTGCTGGAACTCTATCAGTAACACAAGCAGATATCGATACAGACAATGTAACTGAAGGATCAAGCAACCTGTTCACCACTGCTGCTCGATCAAGGACACACTTTACTTACGGAACAGGTATCGCGTTGTCTGGTGGTGGTGAACTTACTGTTACTCAAGCAGATATTAGTACTGATAATGTAACTGAAGGATCAACAAATCTATTCACAACTGCTGCAAGAACTAGAACTCACTTCACATATGGAGTTGGTGTTAAGTTAACCTCTGCTGATCTAGCAATAGACTTTACTGAGTTTGACACAGACAATGTTACTGAAGGATCAACAAATCTATACTATACAAATGCTCGTGCTGATGCTAGAGCAGATTTAAAGGTTGCTGCTGCTACTGGTGCAAACTTAGATCTATCCAGTAAGTCTACAACTAACCTTTCTGAAGGAACTAATCAATATTATACAGAAGCAAGAGTTCAAGCAAAACTTGACAATGCATTTTCACAACTTAGTGCAATGTTAAATAATCTTGCAACCTCTACTACACTCACATTGAATCTTAGTGGAGATCCAACACCTGGTGCTGTTGTTACCACTGGTGTTAGTGTTGGAGGTGGAGGTGGATTTACAGGAGCAACAGGAGTCGCAACTACTGGTGGAACTGGATCTAGTTTGACCGTTGATACTACAGTTGACGGTAGTGGAAATATAACTGCTGCTGCAGTGAACGCAGGCGGTTCTGGGTATCTAATCACAGATACAGTTACAATCGCCAATGCTAATGCAGGTAAGGTTCTTACATTGAACTTAGCATCTCTTGTTGGAGGAACTGGATACAGTTCAGCAACTGGTGTTTCTGCTACTGGTGGAGATGGATCTGCACTGACTGTTGACATTACAGCATCTGCTGGTGCAATCACTAACGTTGTAATTAACAACGCTGGTACTGGATACACTGCTGGCAACACAGTTACAATCGCTAATGCTAATGCATCTGGTATTAAGACTGTAGGTAACTTTGGTGCAACTGATGCTGCTAGAACTCCTGGCACTTATGTCTTAGGAACATCTGATTACATTACTCAGGCATCAGGTGTAGACGCAAGATTCACAGTTGTTATTGGCACTGGTGGAACTGTTGATTCAATCACTGTTCTTGACGATGGATCTGGATTCATTGTTAACGAAACAGTTACTGTTGCTGATGCTCAACTTGGTAGTGGAGGTGCTGCAGCATTAACATTTGATGTAACAGCAATTCATGATAATGGTGCAACTGTAGATCTTGCAACTGTTGCTACGAACGCAACATTGACTCTTACCGACATTACCACTATGGAAGTCGGAGCGACTGTCACAGGGGCAACCAGTGGCACTACAGGGGTCGTTACTGCTCTTGGCACTAATGCCATTACTGTTGATAATGTAGATGGATTCTTCAAATCAGGAGAAGTCGTCAGTGCTAATGATGTTACTACTTTGACAATATCCTCATTCAGTTAATAAACTATGTCTGCTACTAAACCCGCAAGTAAAACAGAATTAAAGAATTATGCTCTTCGTAGATTAGGATATCCTACGATAGACATTAATGTTGCTACAGAACAACTAGATGATCTAGTTGATGAAGCAATCGATTACTACCAAGAGTATCACTACAATGGTAGTTACAAAACCTTTATGAGAATCTTAGTCACTGAGGGAATTAAAACTGCAGCAAAGGGATTTTCTCAAGAAGGTTCTACCGATTGGTATGAAATGGACAACTACGTTTCATTACCACCTGGTTGTTTAGGTGTTAATCATGTATATTCTCAGATCGGTGCATCAAGTATTGTTCCAGGTAATATATTCAATATTAAATATCAAATATTTTTAAATGATATCTATGCTATGACGCATGGACATATCTTACATTACTTTATGACTTCTCAATATCTTGAGACGTTAGACTTTGTAACGAATTCACAAGCAAATCGTAGAGTAAGATTTAATGAACATCAAGGTAGATTATATCTTGATATGGACTGGGGAGATATGACTGTAGGTGATTACCTATTAGTTGAAATGTCACTCAGACAGGATCCAGTCACATACACAACCATGTTCAATGACAACTGGTTGAAGGATTATGTAGAAGCATTATTTCAACAGCAATGGGGAAGAAACCTAAGTAAGTATGATGGTATTCAAATGATAGGTGGTGTTACTCTTAATGGTCGCCAAATTTTAGATGACGCAAGTACATTTAAAAAAGACCTTGAAACTACACTTCGTAGCACTTACGAACTACCACCTTTAGACTTAGTAGGGTAATCACTAATGGCAATCTCTAATACACCAGCACAGGATTACGTTCAAAGTGACTATAGTAATAGTGCAAGACTTAATATTAATGGGTCTGCACAAGAGCAAAAATTTATTGAAAACCTTATCGTAGAAACTATTGAGATTTATGGGCAAAATATTTACTATGTTCCGAGAACGATTGTCAACAGGGATACAGTCCTTGGAGAAGACTCGGATTCGCAATTTGACAGTGCGAAAGCAATTAGAGCATATGTCAATAATGTTGAAGGATGGGAAGGGCAAGGTGAGCTACTTAGCAAATTTGGAGTCCGTATCGAAGACAAGACAACTTTTGTTTTCTCCCGTGAAAAATTTAAAGAAAAGGTTGACGACTCTACGGTTCTTAATGTCGAAGGACGACCCAACGAAGGGGATTTAATTTGGTTTCCAATAACAAAACATTTATTTGAAATTAAATTTGTAGAAGCAGAAAAACCATTTTACCAATTAGGAAAAGGTTATGTTTGGGAATGTCAGTGCGAACTCTTTGAATACAGCGACGAAGATCTCGACACAGGAATCGCAGAGATTGATGCAATCGAAACTGCCTTTGCTAATGCTATTACAGTTAACTTTGCTACTGGAGGCTCTGGTGATTTCACAGTTGGTGAGATCGTTGCTGGAGGCACATCTAATGTAACTGCTGAAGTTAAGGCATGGGATTCTAGTACAAGACAGTTACAAGTCTTTAATAGAAGCGGTATCTTTACTATTCCTGAGACTGTCACAGGACAGACCTCAAGTGCTGCATGGACATCTGCATCCTACAATACCCTAAATAATGTGAACACTGCGGACTCTATAGATCAAAATTACGATTTTGAGACACTAGATAATGATATTATAGACTTCACAGAAACAAATCCATTTGGATCCTTTGGTTCAACTACTGATAATACGGTTTAATTATGCTAGGCACTTATTCATACCACGAGATTTTTAGAAGATCTGTTGTTGCGTTTGGAACTTTATTCAACAATATCGAATTACGTCGTAATGATGAGGTAATGAAAGTTCCTCTAGCTTATGGACCTAAAGCAAAGTTCTTAGCACGTCTTGATCAAGTTGATCCTACTAATAAAAGAATTCAAATTACTTTACCAAGAATTTCTTTTGAAATTAATGGTCTTGAATATGATTCAACTAGAAAAGTATCACCAACACAAAAGGTGAGAATTGCTTCTACAGATACTAATAATAAGAACATGTTTATGCCTGTTCCTTATAATCTATCATTTGAAATGGGAATTATATCAAAGAATCAGGATGACTCATTACAGATTATAGAACAGATATTACCATATTTCCAACCTCATTATAATTTGTCAATCAAGTTAGTTCCTACTATGAATGAAACTAGGGACGTTCCTATTATATTGACTAATGTAGAATACGAAGATATTTACGAAGGTGAATTTGCACAGAGAAGAGCAATTACATATACTCTTCAGTTCACAATGAAGACATACTTATACGGTCCTGTTACAGAGTCCAAGGTTATCAAAAAGGCAATCACAGACATGTATACAGATACAAATACTACATCTGCACCAAGAGAAGTTCGTTATACTATTCAACCAAACCCACTCTCAGCAGATGCTGATGATGACTTTGGATTTGGTGTTGTGGATGCTGACTTTACAGATAATAAGAAACGTAATCCTACAAGTGGTGCCGACGAAACAATAACATGATTTTATTTTCCTTTATAATGTCGCTATTTGCTAATCACTTACCAGTGATGTATGTTCAAGTACCTCAGTGGGCAGATGATTGGGCAGTTTGTGCTGTAGATATACCTGATGCAAAGTGTCATTGGTATGTTGTAGCACCTGATAA